TTCTATTTAGATGGTGAGAGGTCTGATGGCACAAATGTTGCAACTAGATTCCCTGATGGATCTATAATATTATTAGGTTCTGGTACAGGTTGGAATGATGGCTCGCAAATATACCACAACGGAACTAATTTCTATTTAAATGAGTATGTAGGGCATATGAACTTTACAGTAAATACTGATGATGGAGATATTATATTTAGCACAGATGATGGTTCTGGAGGAGTTACACAATATTATAGAATTGATGGCGGAGCAAGCTTAAATGTATTTAGTAAAGATATTTTCTTAGCTGACAATAAAAAAGCTTTATTTGGTAGCAATAGCGATTTACAAATATATCACGATGCTACAGATTCTTATATAAATAATACTGTAGGAACTTTATATATAAATAATTACTCAGATGACAAAGATATATTTATCCAATCAGATGATGGTTCTGGTGGTTTAACAACATATTTATTTGCAGATGGTTCAGAGGGTTCTTTAAAACTTTTTCATTATGGTAGCAAAAAGTTTGAAACGACAAGTACAGGAGTTAGTGTTACAGGTCGTACAACAATAGTAGGAACAAATACTTTTTTCATAGAATCAAATAGCACCGCTGCTACATTTAATTTAAATAGCGGTACAAGAGGGTTTCAGTTTATAAACAACAATGCAACATTACTTAGTTTAGCTAGTGATGGACACGCAACGTTTGCTTCTGGGATAACAGCAACTAATACATCATTCAGTGGAACAGTAAATATAGCTGGTGGTATTTACCATATAGGTGATACTAACACGTGGTTTGGATTTGATCAAGGTAATGATACATTTAGAGTTGTAACTGGTGGTGGC